TTTATTTTGAGCGTCTGTAATTCTATTTAACCGAAACTCTTCTTCTATGGTCTGAGTACAGGTAGGGCAGACCGTATTTTCTGTAAAAAACTTATGCTCTGAAGTAATTGTGGATACCTTTTGAGAAATCTTTCCTTTGAGACTTCCCAACTTACGAAGCTTGTCTGTTGCTCCAACATACTCTTCTAGTTGTTTTTCCGATAATTGACATTTATTAGAAATCTCGATATTTTCATCCATATAATTGCCAACTTCAATATCTAACTTGGCAATCTTTTCTTTATTGGCATTAATATTGGCATTACCACGATTCTCCAACTCTTCGATAAAGTTTTGCTGCATCTCAACTTTATCTTTCAAGTTTTCTTTTTTCAATTCTAGGGTTTTGATTTCTTCCCTGAGTTGACGAATCTTTTCCTTAATTACAACATTCATCGACGAAAAGATCTTAATGTCTAAAAGATCTTCAATCACTTCTCTGCGATTTGCAGCCGACAGTTGCATGAACGGAACAAAAGTACTTGAACCCAGAATTACAATTTGAGTAAAAGACTTATAGTTCATTTTAAGAACATTTTGTTCCAACCATCTTTGTTGATCTGATGTAGCGGATGATTGATCCAACAAAGAATCATTTCTATAAATTTCAAAAAGATTTGGTTTAATTCCTCGGACAATTTTCCAATTTGTTGTTCCGATCGAAAACTCTACCTCAACTAAACAGTCCTTTTCATTTACACTATTGATTAGTTGTGGTTTATTAATTTTGCGAAAAGGTTTTCCAAACAGAGAAAAAGTAAGTGCATCCAACACAGTACTTTTTCCAGCACCATTTGATCCAACAATCAATGTTGTGTTGTGTTTTTGAAAATTAATTTCTGTAAATTGATTGCCGGTAGAAAGAAAATTTTTCCAGCGAATCTTTTCAAATAAAATCATGGTGTGGGGGTGGAACTACGATGTCGTCTTGTGTGATCAAAGTATATCTACAATCTTGTATTTCGCAAGTCTTAAGAATTAAATCATCATCTACTTCTATAACATGCATTTCTGGAAACCCTTGTTCCTCAAGCATCATTGCAAATCTACATGCATCATCTTCTTCTACAAACAAATAGAGAATAGAATCTCCATCATCATCTACAACCGAATATGCTCCTTGATGTTCTTTTCCTTCTATGGTTATGATAAACATTAAACCAACTCACAGGCTTCTTGATAGATTTCTTGAAGAAGTGTTTGAATAGTCGATTTGTTTAAATCCACTTCTGCTTCTTCAACATATCTATTTAAGATAGAAAGAGTATCTTCGGATTCAAAATCTGTGAGATCTTCTTTACCGTACCAACCAGTAAAATCAAAGTTTTCAACTACCTTCAATTCTGAAACATTTGATGAATAAAGTTTATCGATAAATTTTTCAAACTTTTTAATGTCTGATTTTTTTCTTACGATAACTTTAACGATTTTATTTTCGTATTCTCTTGTATCAAATGTTTGGTGTGGAGTGTCCTCATAGTAGATGTTATAAAACATTCTATACGGATTATTGATGGGAGTCAACTCCAGAGTGTCGGTATCGAAAATATGAAACCCACGAGCATCGTTCACATCATTCCAATACAGTTCATAGGGATTTCCTAAGTAGAAGATTCTTCCATCAGTCGATCGAGTGTGATAGTGGCCCGAGAAGACATAGGTGAACTTCTCAAATAACTTGCTTTCAAGACCATGCTCCATGACGATTTGGTTATTAACTCTAAATCCTTGGAGCTCAAGGTGCCCCATCGCACACGAGCAAGTTGTATTTTGAATACGTTTGAGAGTAATTTTTTCATTTTCTGGATTAATCCAAGGTATAAACAAAAGTTTTAGTTTATCCAATTCAACTTCAGTTGCTTCAGAATAAACTTTTACATTATCATATTCTCTTAAGAGAAGATCGACAGAATTAAGGTTGTTTGTATTCTTATAATAGGTTGTATGGTTACCAACAATCGTGTGAACCGCACATCCAAGATTCTTAAGGCGATCATAGTAATTATTTTTAGCCCATGCAAGAGCAGAAAAATCAATACCTTTACGACTATCAAAGGTATCGCCCATATCCACAACTGTGGTAATACCTTCTTTTTCTAGAGTTGGAAAAAATACATTATTATAAAACTCCAAAAAAAAGTCATGAAAAAGTTTGGAGTTTTTTCTTGCTCCAAAATGCTGGTCCGTAATGATTGCGACTTTCATTCAGTATCTAAGTTTAGAATACACGGCATCCTTAATAGAATTATAGTCGGAATAGTTTGATCCGTCAACACCACCGTCTTCAAAAACTTCGTCAAATCCACTGCTTTCCAAAATTTTATTTTTAATTTCAAGTTGCTTTTTTTCCTTTTGAATTCTTCTCAGAAAAGCATAGTGAATAATCTGAGTGAAGTATGCAAAAGGGTTTTGAGATTTCTGTGGATCAAAGTTATGAATATACTGAACACAGTTTTCAATACCGTCACAAATCATGTCATCCTTGAACATGTAGTTGACAAAGTTTGGTTTAAATGATAAATGTGTTGCAATCTTCAAAAAACATTCTCCAATATAATTTGGAATAGGAGGTTTTGGTTTTCCTTTAATCAATGCAATTTCTTTATCTTCACGATACTTAATCAAAGCCGCAAGAAATTCTTTATTATTAACGTAGTGTTCTGACCTTTTTCTCTTGGCCATAATTGCTGTAGTTATCATTAGGGTAACTCATAATATGTATGAATTATAGCATTTTTACAAATGCTTGACAAGTAACAGAAATATGTGTAGAATACCTTTGTCCGGGTTAAAGATGAGGCTTAGCTATCTTTAAATAACTTTTCTAAGATCTCTTTAGCATCATTAATATTGGAAATATAACCCATGCTTCTGTTCAGTTTTGTTTGCTTTGTCTTTACCTTTTCAGATTGTCTGATGTAGGACTGATAGAGAGTGATCATTTGAATATCAGAAGATTCACTCATTGTAAGGATATCATCCATGTTCAGAATGAACATGTCTTCAGTGGTTGTTTTTAACCATGGTTCTAGTTTGTATCCCATAATTCCCATTCTTCCTTTGATCTCAGAAATAAGAATTGGATTTGATATTAAAAGGAGTGTTCTATCTTCTTCTTCGGTAGCCGCTACCTTAGCGAAGATTTCTTCTCCTGTTTTTAATTTGAGTGTTGCATAAAAATCGTCTTCGATCATATCTTTAACTGAATCGTGATTATATCATAATTAAAGTTTTCTTCATTGTATATTTTTACTCTTTCAATAAAATGATTTAAAGTATAGTTTTTTCTTGATTTATATGTACAATCGTCAGAGATGTCGTAGAGTACTGCTTCAGATTTATTTTTTCCTTTTCTAAGTACTCTTCCAATCGATTGTAAATTTCTAATTCTCGACTTACTGGGTGAAGCGAAGATAACATTGTGGAGTCTTTTAATATTAATACCAGTAGAAAAAGTTCCATAAGAGGCAACGATAATAGCGTTGTTTTCCCTTTCAGTAATTTCTCGAACTAACTCTCTTTCTTCAGTATCAACTCCACCATGTACAAAAAATACCTTGCGGTCGTCACTCTTATCATTATTTATCTTTTCGTAGAGTACTGCTCCGTGGGCTTCAACTCTTGCAAAAAGAACAAGTGTGTTTCCTTTTAGATCTAATGCAAGGTTCTTAATAAATTTGTTTCTTTGTTCATGTGATATTAAATACTGAATTTCATCCTCATAAGTTTCAAATTTTTGTGGAGGATGTTTCAAGACTAAACAGCGAATATTGAGTTGAGAAAGATGTCCTTGTCTCATCAACTCTTCAGTTTTAGTTACCTTATATGATGGTCCAAACAATCCTTCCAAAACCCACTTATGAGTTTGAGTCCCATCCAATGTTCCAGTAAAACCAAAACGATATTTTGCATGGTGCAATTTTGTCATTATAGATATTAATGACTTACTCTTAAAGAGATGAGCTTCATCTCCAATGATTACATTGTAATCTTCAAAGAATGTTCGATCCAATTTATAAATTGATTGCCAAGTAGTAATTGTAATTGGATGTTCATTTGTTTTTTCTTTTCCTGCGTATATTTGATGACAGCATGACTCAACATCCATCCCATAATCATGAAAGTCCCCGTATAGTTGACTTACAAGACTGGTCGTTGGAACGACTACAAGAATTTTTTCGTTCCTATCCATATAATAGCGCACGAGGGCGTAAATCATCAGCGATTTACCTGACGCAGTGGGACTTATCAGCAACTTTCGATTATGTCGTAGGGCATCATATACTCCCTCAATTTGATAATCCCGAGGAGTATGTGAGCATATAGAATTCATATAATCCTTTACGCCTTCATATGATATTAGTTCGTTAACTTCGAAGGGTAATCCGTAAAATTTATTATCTTCAAACCGATATGTGTATCCATACTGCTCACAAAAAGCAATAACCTTGTCTAAGAGACCCACATAGATTTGTTTGGATCTCATATCAAACAGATGAATTTCTCCATTCCAATTTCTACCACGATACTGTGGCATGAACTTTGCATTAGGAACGTCGAATTTAAAATGATCTCTTAACTCATATTCGATATGAGGTTCAGTTTGAATCTTTAAAAAAACTTCATTAGATTTAGATATAACAAGATTAGCTGCGCTCGTATGAATCACATCTTTTCATTCATCTTGTTAATATTTATTACCCCAGTCCAGATTGGAATCTTATAAATTCAATTGCATTCTTAATTTGATACGTTCGGTTTCCAACTTGCTTTAGAATACTTTCAATATAAACAAGCATTGTTTCGTAATAATCAATCTTCAAACAAACTTGAGATAGTTTTTCATCTGCATCGAGATACTTCTGCAGAGTTTCTTTATCTCGAATTTTTTTGGGAAATGGATTATCAATATAAACTTCTGGGTCTGCCTTACCGGAATAATATTCATATCTTTCGTGACGAATATTTCTTTTCTGCTGCTCTGCTTTTTTTCTTAAAAGTAAAATGTTATTATAAAGTTCAAAGTATTTTGCATGAAGTGTGGGAATGTTTAAAGATTCTGTATGAAGATTATCAACATCAATCTTTGAATCTTCCTCCCACATTCTTTGTATAGTGTCAAGGTCAAAACTCATAGTTTATTTCCATTTATATCAGTTATATCATATACAGTATACTTGAAAACTACCTCAGCAGTCAAATATTCAATATCCGTATCAGTTGCATCAAACTGTAAATTGGATATTGAATATGGCCAAAGATCTCTAAATTTTAATTTAAAATTAGGTTTACTTGAACTCGTCAGTACATGAAGAGTTCCATCTGAATAGATGTTCATCAACTTTGAATCACTTGTGTCAACATATTTCTGTTGATTTTGTAAGGCATAGATTTCCTGTAAACTTTCTGGAAATCCAAGTCCACGAATCCAATTTTGAATTTCCATATAATTCTCAAGATTTTCATCAACCAAAAATCTGAGCGTTAAATCATCAAACTCAATTTTATCGCCAGGAGTGTCGATATTCTTAAGATATGATGGTTGCACCGCAATTCCTAAATTGAGACCAGGAATATTTGCGGAGTTTGAAAAAAATGCAACCTTAGGTGATCTATTTAATGTAAACTTAAAACCTACAGGAGACAAAAAATTTCTATTTTGAATCTCCGTAGAAAATGCGTTTCCAGTAGCCATTTTTATTTCTATTTAGATGACTCTTTCCCATCTACTGCCAGGACCATTGTATTTTATTGATCTGCTAATACTACTTTCCAATACACCAGTTTCTATCCTGGCATCTTTCATCGAATTATAAATTTTTCCAGTTTTTCTATCTTTCACAGATACAATTCTCGATTGTCTAGTTGCCTCTTTGACGTGCTCTGGACAAGATATTCCAAATCTTCCACCATCTCCACCTAATGTTGCGTTATAATATGGATTAAGTTTGCTTATCCAATAAATTTCTCTTTCTCCATTATTATCTTTTTTAGTTTCTTCTATAATTTCCCAAACAAAATTATTTCTACCATATTTTCTTAAAGCATTTGGAAAGGGCATATTTGTTTTTTTATTCATTGCATACCACCAATGTTTATATTCTCTAACTTTTATTGAACCTTTACATCTACCTACATAAAATTTACCATTAATTTTGTTAGTTGCTTTGTAAATATAAAACATATCACCAATATTTTTAACACTAGTATTTATAAAAAAAGAGACCCTTTCGGGTCTCTTGTCATTAATGTAAAAATCTATTACATTAAGTTCTTTACCGCAACTCTTCTGTAGTAGCGGTTGCTGTTAACACGCAGTCTTCCGAGACCCTGGTTTGTACCTTCAGCGAATGGGTTGGCAACAATTCCGTAACGGGTCTTGAAGCCGATTTTTGGCTGGAAGGAGTTCTCACCAACGGCACGAACCATTTGGAGAGGAACATATGGGCAATAGAAGAGACCTGCATCATAAGGTGAAGAACCCTTATAACCAACAACGTAGTACTGGTTGGATCCTTGTGCCAGACCGCTGTTATCAGCAGCCAGGTTTGCCGAATATGGGTCAATATATACGCGATACTTACCTTGGATTGTACCAGCGAAGGTGTTGCCGGTATCATCAACGTTCAGGTTAGCGTTGAGTGCAGGGGTGTAATCGAGAACACCAGCCATGGTCAGTGCTGAAGCAACGTCAGCAGAGCACATGATGATGTTACCCTTACCGCGACGAGTTCTCTGAGCGATTCTGTTTGCATCTCTTTCGATTTGGAACAGAAGACCCTTGAACTTTTCAACTGACCAACGACCGTTGGAGTCGATGTCGAGGTCGAATACACCAGCGGTAGCGGTGTTTTCTACAGCACCTTGCTCAGCAATCTTATAGATGGTTCTGATAACTTCGCGGTTGATTTCAGCAAGAATCTCGGTTGAGAGAATGTTTGCTAATTCAGCCTCAGCATTCAGACCGTGGATTGCCTTGAGGTCTTGAGCGAGTTCGAGTGAGTACTCAGCCTTCAGAGCGCGTGACTTTGCAGTAACGGTGACTTTCTCGATCGAGAATGCCATCTGGTTGAAAGCATTGCTTCCAGTACCATCCAGGTTTTCTGCATCGCCAGTTGGCATACCTGAACCTACGTTGTACGCGGTTGAGGTTGCAGTACCAACAGGGTTCAGGATTGAAGGGTTGGTGCCACCCTGAGCAGTTGTACCGATACCTGCAGCAGCATCAGCGAAACCACCTTGAACATCGAATCCAGCATCTTGACCAGAGAATGCGGTATCAACTTCGTTGAAGAAGGTCTCAGAACCGCTCTGGTTGCTGTAGCGGGAACGCATTGCGAAGATGAGTCCAGTAGGACCACTCATTGGTTGAACGCCAGCCAGGTCATACGCGACCAGATTTGGCATTGAACGACGGATCAGTGAGATCAGAACGGGGTCGAAACCAGCGGTAGGACCACCAGCAGCAGCAGAGCCACTGAATCCGGTTACACCAGCACTACTTGCAGTAGCGTTGGTTGGTGCTTCCATCAGGTTCATGCCTGATGAGAATGCTGCTTCCTCACGGAGGAATTTTTCTTGGTTTTCTAACAGGACGGCGGTTACCGCTCTACGATGGGAATCTTTGATTGGATCAAGACCCTCATAGTTGAGGAGTGGTGCCCACTTTTCCTGCAGATGCTCGTTGTTGAACATTTGCGTTTACCTTTGTGAATGTTTGCGTTTGATTAATGTTAAATTCAGTTCTTAGCAACAGCTTGAAGAGTTCTCAGGTATGCAGCCATTGGACCCGAAATAGATTCAGGTGATTGATCTACACCCTCAGAGAGAGTTTCAGTGTGTGCCTTTGGAGTTTTATTCGCTGGGAAATATGATTCCTTCAGCATCTCCAGTTTTTCACGATATTCGTCTTCACTTTCAAACTCAACACTTTCGGCAAGTGAAGCGAGCTTTTCTTTCTGAGTAACAGCAAGTCCCTCAGAAACTTGATCTAAGATTCCATCAGCAACCGACTCTGCGAGACGCTTGTTAAGGGAAACGTTTTTCTCAATTTGCTCGTTGAGTTTTGTCTCCATTTCATCAAGTTTTTCTACCATGCTCTCTAAAACATCATATTTATCTTCAGGGATTGAAACATAATGATCTTCAAAAAGTCCTCTCATTCCTTGGAGGAATGATTCGGTCATTTCGGTCTTAAGACCGTGCTCAATTGCGAGTTCGTTTTCTACGAACCACTCTTCTGAAACGTATTCGAGATAAGCATCGACACGCTCAGCGAGTGCTTCTTTGATAACTTCTACTTCTTCTACAAGTCTTTGCTCATATTGAGCTTCGATTGCTTCTTTAATTTCAGCAACCTTAGACTTCAGAGCAGCTTCAAAGATGGTCTTTGC